GCACACATACTTACTGATGTATTTATGATTCTTTACGCAGCCCCATCCAAAGACTCCTACTGGCTTTCTAAATGTTCCATTTTCATGGTGTCCTTTGAATGCTATGCGGTCTGCTATTTCAACCTGCTGGCGTGCCGTCTTGCCAGTCGCACTGCGTGATGTGCTAAACCATCGCCATGTTCCACGGTAGATTCCTAGTCCACCTGTGTATGACTTGGTTGAATGATTCCAATTGCCTCCAGTTTCACATTGAGCAAGTGCATCATAAAAAGCATCAGGCAGTACGCCTTGATACTTAACCCTTGGACCTACGGGGTCCGCTTTTACTCCTTGGGCTGGGAGGATGAAGATAGTCAATATGAAAAAAGACAATAGAAATCTACGCAATAATCTCTCCTATCAGTAGGTTGGCAAGAGGACGGAAGTCCTAGGGCTTCGCTGAGGAAGCCTCATCCCCTTCTAAATGGTCTGGGATACCGTTGTTGTTCTTATCCTCAGACTTCTTACCCTTCATGCCGTTAGCAGCAACAATGCCACCAAGTGAGCCTGTCAGAAAGACCGTGATTGTTTTAAGCAGGTCAATAAATTCTTTATCATTGGGTGCTTGAGCGCCAATCGGCTGTGTTACAAACACAAGCGCATAGACCATTGCTAATACTGATACTGCAAAGATGAATGCCAGAGTAACACCTACTCCAAAGATGAGACGAGCGTGTAACTCTTCTCCTGTGTAACGCTTTTCTTTATTTCTCATGGTATTGTGTCTCCTACTAAATCTTTAGTGCATGTACCTGATGCTTCACATATTGGTGGATTGCATTCTGCGGCTTCCCAATTTGCTGGGTCTTGACATGGGTAGCGATAACCACCCTGCCAACCGCATGACGCTAGAAGTATCGCTGATGATAATATTATTATTAACTTTTTCATCTTCCGCTGTACTTTCCATACTTGTCTAAGTATTCTTCTAACGCTCTGAGAATTTCACGCCTTGCTTGGTTTTCTTCATTAGCACCTACACGGCGAATCGGAATACCCAAATATGACGAGAGAGCATTAATCCATGCGTCAGTCTTACTTCCTTCTTTTTGGTATTCTTCTCCCTTAAATGGAACGGTACCACCAGATACACCAAGAATATCTTGAATGAATTGAGGTCCAGGAAGATTGCTTTGTGCAACTCCAGGAACTATTCCTGCTGTTCTGCCCAACCAACTGGCTGGCGATAACAGTTCTTTTGCAACATCAGTTACTCTCTCACCAGTGCTTTCAAATGGAATACCAGTTGGCAATTGCTGTGCTTCAACAGATGGCAGAAGACCTAGACCCTGTTCAAGTGCAACTCTAACCATTGGGTTGAGTCCTTGGATAATGGAAGACAAGTCTGAAACACCTTCAACAAGAGGTGATGGTGAGCCAGTTCCAGGGAAACCAAAGTCTGGTCTTCCGTAGAAGCGTCCAGGAATTGGAAGTTTGAATGCTCCTGACTGTTGCATCCATTCTGGAAGAAGTGGATTAGTACCATCTTCATCTTCAAAGTTTCGTCTGAAGTTGTTGTACTTTTGGTAAACACCAGGATTTGCATACATGTTTGTTATCTGAACTGGAATGTTGCGTGACATCCACATCCAGAAAGGAATGATTTGCTTTGCAACTTCATCAAGTTTGGAAAGGTCTTCATAGTCAACCAAGAATCTTGCAGTGCGTGCTGCTGCTTCTTGCGGACTATAACCTTGCTTGATTCCATCGTATGTAAGCATAAAACGGTTTGCTTTTTCAATGTTGTCACCCCAGGCACGAGAAAATGCAGGCAACCAGCCAGCAACTCTAGAGACTTTTTGGCGTGTCTCTGAGATATCTGTTCTGATTTCTCTACCAGTAAATCCAGTACGACCAGCGCCAGGAGTAACTGTTGAGAAGACATCAGCAAGGTCGCCTTCCGTTATTGCGCCAGAAGAAAGCATTGCTTCTCTAAAAGCACTAGCCTCAGACCTTGACATACCACTTCTAACTATGAATTCATCAACAATAGTTTCTGGTCTTAATCCAGCGCCTGTTGGTCCAAGAGATGCAAATCCAGAAATTGAATATCTTGGGTCTGAAAGACTAGAAAGATAATCGTTCCATTCTTTGTAAAGGCTTCTAGCCTCCATCAAATAACGAGGGTCTCCACCAGCAGCAATCATTTGGAAAGCGTTGCTGATTACATTTCGTAAGTGGAATCCAGGTGTTGTAGTTACCCATGTCTTGAAGGTATTTGTATAATCCTTCATGAACGAGATGACACGACCAGCCTGCTTGGGGTCTTTAAGGCTACGCATTGTTTGATAGAACTGAGCAATGTCAGCACGAACATAAATGTCTGGGACTATGTCTCCACCAAGTTTAACGAACGCATCTTCTGCCATATTAGCCATCGTCTTAAGCGTTGCTGGTGAAAGGTTCTTTACTGAATTAATTAATGCGTTTTTATCACGAGCAAGAACTTGTTCCCAGTTTCTAACAATTCCAGAATAATCATCAATAACTCCCATCATAGTACTTGCATACCATGGGTCAGAAAGTCCACCCAAATAATCAGGCAAGTTATAACCAGCAGTTAAACCAACTTCAAGTTGATTAAGAAGTTTTTGGAATTCTGCTTCTGCTTCCTTGCTAACTTCTTTTACTGCTTGTGGAATCTTTGGATTACTAAGTGTATTTCCGAGACTTAAGATAGTCTCAAGTTCAGTCGGTGTTCCAATAGTTGAAACGGTACTAAATCCAGGAACACTAAGTGCAGCACTTCTTCCTGGTTCTTTTGCTCCAACACCTGCATATTTACCAGTTGCAGTTGAATCAAATACACCCAAATCACCCATAGCATTATCAACCAAACGCTTAATAAAAGCATAGTCACGACCAAACTTTGATGCGTAACGGTTGAGAGCAGATGCAATGTTTACTTCAAAGAAGTTACCCTTATATCCACCATTGCGTGCAATTTGATTAAGGCGAGCAATACCAGCATCAATATCTGCTTGACGCAGTTCATAACCAAAGAATGTATCGCCTGCTCTTAAACCTTTACCAACGGTATCTCCAGCAATGGGAGCACGGTCTAGACCAAGTTGTGCAAGGACTTCTTGTGGTGATGTTCCAGCAAGTCCTTTTTTACCAGAAGCATTACTCTTTAACCAAGATGCTGCTCTGTTATCAAGTGTTTGTGGATACCAGTTTGTTGGTTTCGGAACACTTCCAAGAACACCGCCTGCAAGACTACTTAAGTCATCAGACAAACTTTCAACTGCATTTCTAATAAGTCGTGCAAATTCAACTTCATCTTCTGTTATTGTTCTAGTTGCAATTCTTCCACTAGCATTAATTGCTCTTGCGGCATCTGCAGAACTATAGGTTGCACCAGTAGCAAAAGTTCCGAGAGTAGCATCATCAAAGCCTAACAATTCGTGAACAGTATTATAGAACGGTCTATACGCTTTATTATTTAATATTCCACCAAATGCTGTCTTTACAGAAGATGTAGATGCCTTTTGAGCAGCACGGTATGCAGCGTCTTCACCAAGCAATTTTACTGCACGAGCACCTTCAGCACCAGAGAGTTTGCCTTGCTTGAGACCAGTACGCCAGTCCCAAATATCTGCATCACCAAACAAACCACCAAGTCCTTGACCAGTTGTAAGATTAGAAATACCACGAGCACCACGACCAACTAAACCGCCAGCCTGCAATGGCTTCAATCTCGTACCTGCTGCTATTTTTCCAGCAGTGTCAGCAATGCGACCTCCACCAAGATAAACCTTATTTCCAAAAGCACCAAATCTAAAACCACTCTTAATACCGAGTTGGTCTGCAACAGCACCACGGATACCAGCATAACCACGAGTTGCAATATCACTAATTACATCATCAGTTATTGTGTCAGCAAATGCTTGTGCTCGTCTACCAGCAGCAGTTCCAGCAAGGTCTTTTGCTTCTTGCAATGCTTCATCACGAAGTTGGAGAATGCCATCAGCCATTGCTTCTTTTGTTTTTGCACCGAGTTGACGGCGTGGAGCAACAGCAGAGTATCTCTTCATTGCAGTGTTTCTTGCTGCTTTAGCCGCTGCTTTTTCTGCAGCAGTTGTTGCGCCTGCATAGGCTGTCTGTGTTGCTTCTGAAACAATTGCACGAGAGTATGTTCTTATTTCTTTAGCAGAAAGTTCGCCAAGTTCTTTTGTAAGTTCCTTAGCAATCTTTTCTTCCACTGCTTCAACACCTTCTGCAATAACAACCTTTGAAGCCTTCTCAATTAATTCTTGAGATACTTCTCGTGTTACTCCCTTAAGTGCCATCTTTGCAGCGGTACCAGTACCAAGTGTTAAGTATGTGGTTGGGTCAAGGGCAACATCGCCAACGAATCCGATTGCACGGTCAACCCATTTGTTACCTGTCTGAACAACATCACCAAAACCAAAGTCAGTATCCTTGGATTGATTTACGAAATCGCTCCATGAGGCATCGCCTGCATTAAGAGCATCAACGCCTTCTTTAATACCAGAGATAATGACTCGGCGTGGAGCATCAAGAACATTTAATGGCTTAACAATAAGATTATTTGCAGCACCGACTACGGTTTTGCCAACCCATGAACTCCAGAATCCTCTGCCCTTTGGTTTTTCCCCTTGATAGATATTAAGGTCTGCTTCTCGTGCTCTAATATCAGCAACAATTGCAGCAGCATATGGGTATCTCTTAGAATCAACATTGCCATCTTTGTCAAGAGTAACTGACATGCCCATGATATTTACTTTTTCATTTGGCTTGCCATATGGCTTTGGTCCTGCTGGGACAGTAGTAGTTGTAGTGGTGGTAGTAGGAACAGTAGTAGTTGTTGAAATAGTATTCAGGTAATCATTGATTTCATCATCCGTCATGTTGCTGAAATCAGGAATAGTATCTTCAACTGGTGGAACAGTGGTAGCAGGAACAACAGGAGGCTTAGGTGCCTTCTTCATCTTTGCTTCTTCAGCCTTGCGGAAGTCAGCAGCCGATGGTGTCTTCGGTGCCTTTTGTGCCGCATCAACACGAGCCAATTTCCCAAGAAGTACTGGGTCTACCTTTTTTGCTGCCATTATTATTTTCCTCCAGTAGCACGCTTATATGCTGCATCAACAAATGGTGTGCGTGCAGATGTAAGCAGTTTTTCGTTGACAGCCTTTGTAAGTGCTGTTCTATATTGAGTTGTTAAAGATGCAAGTTCAGCGGCAGTGTTATAATCAGTACCCTTTTTCAAAGCCTTTGTCCATGAAGCAACTTTTGAATTAACATAATCAGTTGCTGGCTTGAACGCAATAATCTGCCTAGTAACTTTACCTTTAGTAATTGTGTCATCAGCAACGCCATAACGAGCAGTGACGCTAGGAAGACCTTCAACCTTTGGTGTGAACTTCTGTGTCTGTTGCTTAAACTTTGTTTCAGCCTGAGACTTTTGATTATACAATCCCATCAAGTACTGACGATAATCTGCAACATCTTTGAACACTGAGTCTGGTCTATTAAGTTGACCCGCAGCATCATAAGCAATTGCAAAAACATCTTTAGGAGATTTTGCTGATGCAATTCTGCTGGTGTAATCCTTTAATGGGTCATCTGGATTAGAAGGAGTCTTAATTACTGAATAGTAATCTGGTGCACTATTCTTATACCATTCCTCCTGCGTATACTGCCTTGTAGTTGGAATCTTATTTCCAGTCAAGTATGCATACGCTGTGTATGAAGCAGCACGGGCTGGGTTATATCCAAGGTTTGTGTATGTGTTATAAAGTTCATCATAATCTATATCAGCCATGATTATCTCCTACCTAACAAACTTGATACTGCGTCATATCCAGCAAGACCAATCAGTCTGTCAACAAGGGTGTTGTATCTGTTGGCAGCAGATGTCTCAATATCCATTCCACGCTGTCCATATCTCTGAGCCAGAGTAGCCAGAGCAGCAGCCTGCTGTTGAGTGAGTCCACCAAGACCAGCGGTCTGTCCAGCAGTCAATCTACCTTGAGCAAGATTTGCAGCCATCTGTGCTTCTGCAAGTCGTGATGCTTGAGATGTTGTTTCTGCCCTTCTAAGAACATCAAGAAGATTATTATAATTAGCAGCACCACCTTGACCAGCAACATTCATTGCTGCAATTTGAGCATCAACTGGTGCAGATGAAACACCTTGAGCAGCCTGATATGCAGCCAGTGCATTAGCCATTGGGACTGCAGTTGCACGAGTAGCATCAGCATATGCTCGTGGAGCATTAGCAGCCAGCCAATCATTTAATGTTTTGTAGCCAGTTTCTGTAGTTGTCTTAGCCTGACCATACAAAGTTTTAAGATTTTCACGAGCAATGTCGTATTGGTCTTTAAGAGACCCTTCTTCTTCTGTTCTAAGGTTTTGTAATGATAGCCTTAAATCTTCATATGGAGTCTGATAAATAGGAACATCTCGTGTTGTACCATCTTCTTCTTCATATTGGATAGTGCCTTCAAGAAAATCTTTTAATGCCTTGCCCTCTAGTGACTTTTGCAAAGCGCCAAGTCTTGCTTTTTCTCTTTCATAAGCAATCTTTGAAGTGGTGTTTGCTCGTGATGCACTAGCAGCATTACCGCCTTTTTTGCCTGGAAACGAAATTCCACCAATATTAAAGTCGCTAATGTCTACCTGGTTTGGGTCAACCTTTGCAGGTACCCTTGGAGCAGCAGGTTTTGGTGTTGCTGGTTTTGCATTTGCAGGTTGCATTCTCCCTGCTTGTGGAGCAGGAGCCAGTCTTGGAACTACTGGTCCCCTTCCTCTATCTGTTCTAATTATTGCCATAATCTTTTCTCCTATGATGAAATTTGCGTCAATGCTCTAGCATCTTCTGCGATTTGTCGTGCTTTCTGGGCTTCAATGTCAGCCAAAGAACGCTCGTATTCGGCTTGATATCCAGTACCTGCAAGGTCATAACCTCTTAAAGACTGAGCCAAATCTTGCTGTGCATAACCAAGTTGACGAGCACGCTGTGTTCCATAATCTGATAACGCCTTTGCATAAACGCCAGACTTAACACCTTTACCTTGCAATCCTCGTCTACCAAAACTTGCTGTTAATCGTGGAACTTCTTTCTTTGCACCAAATGCTGCTTCTTGTAATTCAAGGATTGGACGCTGACCCGTTGTCTCAGCCAAGTAACGCCTATAAGCGTTCATCGCTGCATTTTGGGTGTAAGAAGATAGAGCATTGCGTCTCTGTGCTTCCCAATATGATTCATCGTATGCCATGTCCTTCTCCTTATGCTGCCTTGATGATGTAACTCACTGCGTAGTATGGTTGCCAGTAATCAGCAGCAGTAGTCACATTGTTTGCATTATTTATTGTTGCTGAACCAGATGTTTGTGAAAAAGACGCACCAGTTACAGTCACCCCAGCATTTGCAGTATTTGTTGTAAATGCGTGACCATGGTTCATAGAGCCAGAACTAATGCTTTCTGCAAAACTGGTATTTGGATAAACTTCACCAGTATTTGGACTTCCACCAGCAGCATAAGTTGTAGTTCCATTATGTGCCATTGATGCTGTGCCTTGCTTTGCCTGAGCACTGTGTCTGTGGTCAAGGTTTGTTAGGTCAGTAGAGCCAGTGTGTGTATGGTCACCACCACCAAGTGTGACAGAAACTGTACCTGCAACAGTTACTGATGTAATTGTGTTCGGGTGACTGTGTGCAGGAAGGTTATTTAAACCTATTGTTGCACTACCACCAGTTGTTCTAATTGTCTTAGTTGCACTTGCTCCGACAACAAATCTGTCTCGTAGGTCTGGAACAAAAGCAGTATTATTAAGCAATGCGTAGAGAGCAGGGTATGTTGTGGAACTGAATGCAGAACCATCACAAAGTAGCCATCCAGCAGGTGCTACTGCTCCAACATATGCTTGAATAACACCAGTTGGATTAAGTGCGTTTGCTACATCTGTTGCAAGTTTTGCAAGTGTTACTGCGTTAGCAGCAATCTTTGGACCAGTAATGGCATCATCATTAATACTTGTAGTATCAATTGCCCCTGTGTCAAAGTTTGAACCTGCAGACAACGCATCAACGAATGCTTTAACGGCATTGAAGTTTGAGTTGTGTTGTGCAGCAACGATGGTTGTGCCATCGGAAAATGAATATGGAATAGAAAGTGTTGCCATTGTTATGTACCTCGGATTTTTCTGCGCTTAAATTTGTATGCGACTGAGTTCAGTCCCCATTTTCTTCCTGGGGCTGTGAGTGGTGTTGAGTCATCTGGTCCAACAAACTGAAGTTGTACCGCATAACCTCTGCCAAGTGGGGAAATGCCTTTTCTTTTAAGGATTGAGCCTTCTGTGCTTTGTCCATAAACAGCATTACCCCATTGCGAAACGCCATAAACTCCACCTGCACCAGTACCAGCAAGAACAATTGTTCTGCTACCGCCAGATGGTTGGCTTTCGTTAAAGTTTTTATAAATATTCAATCTAATATTTGTTGTTTGCTCAGTTTCTTTAAGAACTAAGTATGGACGAACAAATGATTTCAATTGAACATAACGATTATCATCAAACCAACTAGTTGTATAGTTACTCTTAAATTTGCCAGTCGGTGAAACAACGCTTGCTACCAAGACATCATCGTTAACATTGTCGTAGTCGTCAACTCCGTAGACAAATGGGAAGTCATCGTCTGGGCAAATCATTAAATGAAAAGCGTTGTCTAGGTTGTCTCTCCAGTCGCATCCACCTACTAAACCAAAGCCATCAATGGGTACTGGGGTTGCATCATCTGATAATCGTGGAGAAGTTTGGAACATTGTGTAAGAACCACCACGACCAATAGTTGGGTCAAAAACAAGGTTAACAGAAGGGTATGCAGGAGGAAGTCCGTTGTCAATGTCACGATATGGAAGTGATATCCATAGCCTCTGGTTTACCCATGATAATGAGACTGATGATAATGCGGCTGGATTAACTTCATTATTAATAATAATTGGGCGAATCTTGTCAAAGATGTCAACAATCTGGTTTCGTGTGTAGTAGTACGCACCATTTGGATAATCAAAAAAGTAAACGCCAGTATCGCTTGCTACTGCTTGAGTAGGATAATCAATGCCAAGCGTGGTTGAAAGTTCTACTAGTTGGAATGAATCTGCATCATAGCCCATTAACAAATAGATTGCTTTTGGCTTAAATATTAATAGTTGACCATCAACAATAAAAATTCCACGGATACCTTGACCGCCTGCTTCAATGTCAATGTAGTCGTCTTGGAACCAGTTTTCAGGAAGACCTTCATGTGACCAACGAAGACGGTTAGGATAAGCAACACCATTTTCGTATGTGTCGGCAACAAACATTTTGTTTGCATGGGCTACGCATAGTGATGCTCTCGGCATGTATCCACCAGTTGGCTGTGCATATGGTTGCCATGTAGGTCCAGAAGCATTGAGTGTTGTAGCGTTAGTGTCGCCTACATTCCACTTGTAGCAGTTCGCTGTTGCAAAGCCTGCAGCAATGTAAAGAGTTGTTCCCCATGTGGTCATTGATGCGCCAGATGAGTTAGTAACACCAATAGGAGTTTGAACGCTGCTGATAACGCAGTTAAGAACGCTGAAGTTACCACCATTTGAGTAGTAAACTTTGCCATCAATATTAGGAGTTCCTGTTTGGAATCCAGTGGTCAACATGATTTGTGGTGTTGTGCCCTTGTAGTTAAATAATCTCTTTGGATTCCATGCCGTACTAACAGTTACAACAGGATTAGTATGTTTTGCTTTGTAGCCAGCACGACTAAAGACACCACCACGAGGGTCAATTTCAACATTAAGCATTGAAGGTGATTCGTTGGGTGCCAATTGAAACTGGTCGGCACGGAAGTTAAGTCCGCCAGTAAAGTCTGCTAACTGATTAAAAGCAATTTGAGCCATTAGTATGCAAACCCCAGAGGATATGGCGTACCAGGACGCACGATTACGCCAGGACCAGTTGCCCACCAGTAGGCAGGGTTGGTCTGCAATCCACCAGAAAGAATTACTGGTTGGTTGCTGTTAGGTGCTGTGAGGTTGTCTTTAGCAATTGCAACACCTTCTTGGAAATGACGCTGATAAACAACAGCCATCTCTGGGTCTTCCTGGAACTGGAAGATACGCATCATGACGAAGTTGACCAACATCATGTGGAACTCTTGATTCAAGTCAACATAAAAGGTTGAGTTTGAGTCACCTTGGTTAAGCCATTGAAGACTTGGTTCACGATAACCACGCATGGTAATTGCATAAACATCATTTGGTTTTGGCCATAGATTAATCTGTCCGCCCCATAATGACCAATAAGCAGGAATATCAGGCTGGTCATCAGTACCACACCAAATCTGTTCGGCTTTAAATTGGTCAATGTAAATTAATTCATTTCCACCATTGGTATTATTAACAAGATTAATAACTTCACGAATATCATTTAAAGTTTGGTTAGCCTGCGGGACAGTAATAGAAGTTGAAGTTGTATTAGTAAGAGTAAAGCCAGTGCTGTAACCACGCTGAGTATTAACAGTGTTAAATGTCCAGACTGACTGGAGCCATGGCCATCTTCCATCAAGAGCAACAATGCGCTGATAGCCTTCTTTAATGAATTGGATTACAAGGTCTTCGGAGATGTCATCAACATCAAGGTCATTGCCAATAGACAACTGGGAGATATTCTCCAAGTATTGCAATAAATAATATCTGTTAATCCCTGTTGCGTAGTTTGGCATTTAATCCGTCCTTATTCTGTTTCCTTAGATTCAGTCTCCTGCTCTTCTTTAGCCTTTAACGCCTTTTCAATTTTACGCAGATGACCGATGCAAAAATCTGTTCCTTTGGCACGGGGTGCTTTACAACCCAAGCCGTCCATCCCTTCGTGGATGCACACACCACTCTTTCCCTCATATTTATTACCGCTTGGAAATGCTGGCTCAGTACCAGAATTAATGTAAGCAGGCTGTACGCCAGCACGGATAGCACCATTGGTAGCACCATATGGCTCTGTCCCTGCTAATCCTTGTGCTGTATTTACTGGCTGTGTGTTCATAAAAAATCCTTCGTTTCAGATGTAAAGGGGGGATTTAACCCCCCGATACACCAACTATATTTGGTCCTAAGATAGAGAATTTCTGCAAACCCTCTATATATAAGCGAATCCATTACTACGAGAGTAGATAGCCGAGGCTGGGGACTGCCCGAAGGAAAGCAGTTTTACACCCCAGCCCCGACTAAACCTTAAGAGAGTCTGCCTCTTAGCATTTCTCCAAATGACTTACCCTTTTTGGTGCTGATAACCATTGGTCCCTCAGATGACCCTTTATCAGATAAATCAAACATTGGCTCCTTCTTTGCTGCACGCTGCTTTGAACGGTTGTATCCTTCCCATTCATCACGACCGCTTAGAGGTTGGGCATACTCATTCCAGTGTTCATCGGTAATTACTTCCCTAGGAATTTGAAGGAATGTCCCATTGCCAAATGGTGTTTCTATACTGCCTTTATCAGTAAGTAAAAAAATACTAATACTTGGTACGAATTCTTCTTTACCTTTTTCATTAATTATTTTAATTGCTTCATTTTGGCGTGCTCTATCGCTTGCATTTATCATTTGACCATAATCTGGTGCTACGAATGAAACTCTTTGTTTACCATCTGATACTGGCTCTAAATAACCATCTTTAGATATTTGATAAATTGGGTATGTAACACCCTCTTTATTTGAAGTTGTTAAAGAATCTGCTGGCTTTTTACCAGAAGGTGCCTTACCTTTTTTACTTCTTAATTTTTCTTCCATTGCACGGAACTGTGCTGCTGATGCTGCATCTTTTGTTGGCTTCTTTTTTGCTGCCATTTAAAATCTCCTTAGTAAAGCAAAAGGGACGGGGGGATTGCTCCACCCCGCCCCAATCGCAACGGGCTTCGCTTTTATTAAGCGTCTGCGCTGAGGTAACCCTGACGGCTACGGTTTGAACAGGTGAGTTCACCGAAAGCCATGACGAGTGCGTAGCGGGCATCCTTGCCTGCAACGGTACCGTTCTGGAACTCGGTTGTGTTGAACCAGTGACCGTTCATGCCTGTCAACTTCAGGTACTTGGTGTTCAAGAAGTACATTGAAGCGTTAGAGACTTGGTTGCCTGGGACTGCGAAGTCAAAGACAACTGGGGTCTGCTTGAACATGAGGTTGGTGAAGCCAGCGTTTGCCTTCTCAACATCCTGGTAACGGACATTGTTGGTGAGCAATGACTCATACTTAGCGAACAAAGGCTCGGTTGTGACGATGATGTCAGGAACATCGTTGCCCTTAGATGCTGTGTTGTATGTGGTGGTCATGTTTGCAAGGCTGAGGGTTGCACCCTGGATGCCTGAAACGATGGTTGGGTTCCACCATGTGTCGGTGCTTGCGTCAATTCCACCAACGGTGTTGTTGACATTTCCAGCGATTGCTGCAATACCAAGGAAGTCCTTGCCTGAGTTGCCAGTGCCGTCACCGAAAAGCATGGTGTTGAGGCTTGACTTGAGTGACTCTTCTGCCTGCATGATTTTTGCATTGAGAAGTTTGATGATTGCCTCGGTACCACGGTTCTTGGCTTCTTCAATACCGCTGATTGCGATAGAAGCAGCGATTTGCTTCCACTGGTATTCAGCAGCAGAGATGCCATCCTGTGGTGTAAGGCTGATTGGGTCGTAGCCAGAGTATGAAGAAACGGTGCCGTTAGCAGCGTACATGAGAGGCTCAACGATTGAAGTACCGCCCTCTTCTACTCGTACACGACCTCTTGAGTTGAGGTGGTTAAGGAGCACGAGGTCCTTAAAGATGTTGTCAACCAATGTTGGTTGGTAATTCTGAAGCGTAGTGGACAGAATTGCATTGAAATCTGGGTTTCCAGCCATGATATTTCTCCTATGAAATTAAAGTGTTGTTAGAGGTTTAGAGTTCGCTTTGCTTGCTCAAATGCCTCAAATACGGATTTTGGTGCCGCAGACACGGGTGCAGTAGTTTGCTTCCCTGAAGTTGCGCCTGAAACAATGGCTGCGTCTCGCTTTGCTTGGAGCCTCGCTTCTTCTTCGGACTTAACCTTAGAAGTAACCGCTGCTTTATCAAATACCTTGTCAAAAGCAATCTGTTTAAAAACTGCTTCCAAGTCGGTTGAGCCTATAGCCAGTGCCTTGGCAACCACTTCATCGGCTTCAAACGCTTCGCCGTATCGTGCTTGCAAAGATTCAATTGTCCTTTCCAACTCTGTCATTGCTCTCTCTTGTTCAAAGATTGCGATGCGTTGTTCAAGACTCTTGAGTTGCTGAGTTGACGGGTCTGCCCAATCATCGGTGTCCCAATCGTCATCATTGGAACTGAGAGTGTTCACACCATATGTTTCGCTCAACAGTTGCAGAGTAGTTGCTGGGTCCTTTTCCAAGGCTTCTTGGAGTGCGGCAGCGTACTGAATCTGCTTTCTTTGTTCGCTGAGTTCCTGCGTTTTGCGAGTATAATCCGCTTGACGCTGGTATCCAGCAAGTGCTTCCTGTAGTGGAATAACTACCTCTTCGCCATTGACTTGCAGTCTTACACCTTTATCGGCGTACTGGGTATAGTCAAAAAGGTCTATGTCCTCTTCGGTTGCGTCTGCGACTACTTCCGCTTCAACACCTTGTCCATCAATGGGGGTGTCTACAGTTTCAATAGTGTCATTAATAAAGTTTTCTTCTGTCATTTTTGGAGTCCTCTTCCTTCGTTAGAGATTGTTCCCTATCTATTAGAATCTTTATTACCTACCGCCCTCAAGGAACGGCATAATCTGTTCCATTATTTCGGGTGGAATCTGTTCGGGGGTAATTTCCCCAGACTGTAGTGCGTCAAGAATTGCTAGTATTTCTTGAGGAATTTCGCCCTGTGGTGCCATTGGTGCACCCATTTCTGGTGCCATCTGTGGCATTGGTCCCTGCTGTGAAGCAAGCATCTCGTCTAGAGCCTGTGCTATTTCAGGGGGAAGTTCTTCAATTGTAATTTCGCCAGCCTGCAAAGCCTGCAAAACAGCCATCAGTTCTTCTTCACTTGGAGGAGCCATCTGACCCTGTGGTGCTGGTGCTCCCTGTGGTGCTGGTGCACCGCCCTGAGGAGGCATACCCATCTCTGCTTCAACCTGAGCCATCATCTCTGGAGTAAGACCAGGAATTCCTTCTGGACCCATTGGGGGCATACCCTCTGGTCCCATAGGGGGCATACCTTCTGGACCGCCCTGTGGAGGAGGAGGTGCCATGAGGAAAGATTCTGGATTCTTAACACCAAATCCAGTACCAAGGACATATTCAGCCAACTTCTCCATATTCACGATGCCAGCAGCAGCAAATGGTTGCAGTGCCGAAACCATCTGCATTGCCATATCACGGCGGAAAGCCTCATTGCGTGGAGCAGTAGAGCCAGCCTCAACAGTAAAGTCAAATTCACCGTTGATGTAATCCTTGTCAAACTTCAGCCAGACTGGAGCATTCTCGGTACCGATAACACGGATGGTCTGTTCCTCTGTCATGAACTGCTGTGCAAGTTTAATTAAATTCTCTGCACAGTGAGCGATTGAATTTTCAATGCTTACCAGTTTTTCTGATACTCGTGCATTGGATGCTTCAGCAATAATTGAAGCCTCACGAGCAGTACGAGTTGTTTCTGGAATTGCACCACGCTGGTATTCGGAAATACCTGATACACGGTCAATGTCGTTTGTAATCAACGAAGACTGGTTGTAGAACTCAGGCGGGTTAATGACTGCTGGCATGGGGACAATAACATTATTTAAGTTTTCATTTCCCTTAACAGGAACGATAACATTGTCATCATCTGATACCAGAGCATTGCGACCAAAGTCATCAAATGCAGATTCGCTGAACAACCACTTGCGTGAGTAACGCTTTCTGTGGTTCATCATCTGTGTACGAGTTTCGTTTAATTCCAACTGGAGAGGCTCAATGGCTTCAAGTTCACCCATTGGGTAGAAGTAGTTTGGAATGTCATAGTCACGAAGCATGACAAATGGATGACCAAATACATATGGAATCTTGGTTGGCTTAACAAGGAACTTGTCTCCACCAGTATCGGCAAAGATGCTCATTGTCCCTGCGTTGATGTCATAATATTCGTAGACATCGCAGTAAGCCTCATCGTCTGAGTATGTGTAGTTTACATTTGCTGCACCACTGTTTGTATTGCCCCATTTTGAATATGATGATGCACTTACTTCTTTGCGGGCTGCGTAATCATAACGCTGGTCATTCTGCACATCCTTTAATGGACGGCGTGAACGCTGTGCAATCCAACGGATATCTGACATGCAGGTTGCATCTGGGTCAACAAACATGTCAAAGGGGTCAACACGCTCAAGGAATGGGCGGTCTTCACGGATAACCATAACTGATTCCACTTGACCAGTAGGAATGTTTTCTGCTGCTTCATCGGCAGTGTCTTCAATGTCGTCAAGTTTCTTTTCTTCAACGAAGCGATAACCAGTCTTAATCCAGCCATGACCAATAATCAAAGAGTCTTTAACTGCACGCTGAAACTCTGGCTGGCATCCATAGTGTTGCCACCAGTAGTTAATAATTGCTTCAGTAAGAATTGCTTTATCGCCATCTTCAGGACGGCGTGGATTAACTAGGATTTTTGGGCGACCGATACTAACTGCTGGGGCAAGAGTATTGATTGTTGAAAAAGAAATATTAACCAATAGGCGGTCACCTGGAATATTTCCTCTATAATGCTTGCCACGATAGAGGTTAATGAGTCGTGTCCATAGGTTGTCGTATTGCTCATTCTGCCTCCACTTTCTAGAAGCCTCTACCTTTGAACGGTAACGACTTAATTTATCTGAATTTGACTGTCTTGCCATATTTTACTTTCTCCCCTTCACGAGACCTTCACCGATTGCTGCTAGTCGGCAATAACCTTCTGGTTCTATTTCTTGTTTGATGATGTGGCAGCCATTCATCTCTTTGCAATAAAAAGCACAGTTGGAGCACTTGACTCCAATGCTTGCGTTCTCTTTATTCTGTGATGCTGGCACATAGCCAACCCAGATGCCGTTACCATCGTTGTCTGCCAACTTGCCATACTCTTTAACAATTTCGTAAAGAGCCTCAACAAAGTCTTCCTCTGCTGGTGCCAACTTGACATTGTTTTTCATATGAGGGCTGTCTTCGTAGCCCTCTTCATGCTCTTCCCCGCCACCAATTTCAATTGCGATTTTAAATGCGGTCCCCATTGGGGTTTCTGAGTTTTTCATATTCTTCCATCCTTGCGGTCTAGTGCTTCTTTGCGAGCAAGTGCTTTCTTAGCGACCGCCCTAACTGCTGCTTCTGTTGTCGGCACTGGTTCTCCCCATGCGTTAAACATAAGTGCAAATCTTGTTGGTTCTCCATTGGGCTTCTTTAGCGGTGGAATATTGTCCACTGCTGCGAATCTCCTTGCCCATGAAATCCATCGTCTCTTATCTTTATCTGAAGCCTTAGA